CGGAGACCTAGCATAATGCAAACACCTAAATTTCAAGGCACACACTTATGGGATAGACTGTGCTGGGCTAAAGAAAACCTAGAAGGCTATCAGTCAGAATACCGTGTGGTATACGAAGACAGCATTGACGAGTGCGCTAAGATACTTGTACCTGACCCGAACTGGATGGCTTGCGCTATGCAGGGCGGCATACTACCGCCTGTATGGGTGTACTGGGAACTTGCCAAAGACGAAGCGCAGCCAGACTTTAAGAAGCACACACGCGGTTATCTGTTGCACAACACAGAACCCGTTGAGGCTATGACAGAAGAGCAAGCCTTGGAATATCTCATAATGAAAGACTGCCCACAACATGTTTGGCGTGAGTGGGATAGCGGTAACAAGCCAAAACTGGTAATATGCAAGAAAGAACAGCTTCCAGCAACAAGAGAGTGGCGCAACGCTTGGAAGATTAGTGAAGACTTAGCCACTGATAAAACTGTAGCCGCATAAGGAGAAACCTCATGGCAACAACTTATATTGTAGATAAGGACGGCAATCAGGTTGATGCCTCAACCGTTACCGTTCCATCAGATCGTCATTTTCGTGAAGCATGGACTTTGAATGGCAAAGTCATTTCTGAAGATATGGCAAAGGCAAAAGAAATCTTTAAGGACAAAATCCGTGAAGTTCGTGCGCCTCTGCTTGATGCAGAAGACGTAGTGTACATGAAGGCACTAGAGACTGACAATGCAACCGCAAAGACTGCTTCTGTAAACAAGAAGAAAGCTCTTCGTGATGCGCCTGCTGCAAAAGCAATTACTGATGCAGACACAATCGCAAAGCTGAAGGCAGCTTGGGATACAGACGTACTTGGCACTAGCCCTTACGCATAAGCGTAGGGGTTGCCCCTTTTGGAGTAGGTAAATGGCCTTAACTAAAGTAGACCCTGTTCATGGAATTGATTTAGCGGACAAAGAATACTTTCACGTTGATTTAACAACTCTGCAAGGTAGCTTAACTGACAACACAACCGTCACTGTAGATTTTGGGGGTAGTGGTACAGTTAAGTATGATACTAAATCAAATTTTGATTCTTCAAACGATGCTTACCTATTAGGTAGCAGTGATGGTGTTTACTTAATTAGTTACAGTGTGGGTATATCTTCTACTACTACAAACACTGAGCAAATAATTGACCACGGTGTCCAAATACAAGTTGCCACAGATGGTTCAACCTTTGCTTCAATACATGGCAATAGCGGTCATTTTCAAGATAACGCTGGTGGTGAATACGGTTCTCTTACAGAATCTGGTGCTTTCATTTACAAAGCAACAACTGCTACAACAAAAGTTAGATTACAAGCCTATGCCAACATGGTAAGTTCTGGAACTTGGAAAATAGGTGAAGATATAAATGCGATACTAGCTTCCTCTTTAGTGACAGGTGGAGATGATGCTCGTGTTACGTTTTTATCAATAGTGAGGATTGCATAATGCCCTACATAGGTAAATCCCCAGAGTTCGGTGTTCGCAACCGTTTCGTGTATCAAGCAACTGCTAGTCAAACAACATTTAGTGGCAGTGACGGTGATAGTAAGACACTGACCTACACAGATAGCCTGTATATGGATGTGTATCAGAACGGCGTTCTTCTCAAGCCTGGAACTGATTATGCCGCTACAACAGGCACGAGTGTTGTTTTGGTGACAGCCGCTACTTTGAATGACATTGTTGAGATGGTTGTTTATGACACATTTGGCGTGGCTAACACTTACACAAAGACAGAGAGTGACACACGCTATCCCTTCAAGGGCAACAACAGCATCATCCGTCTGAACGGTCAGACCATCAGCGCGGACATCACTATTGATAGCGATGAGAACGGCGTATCGGCAGGACCAATCACACAGTCTGCTACCGTGACTGTCAATGGGTATTGGAGCATCGTATGACCAGTGTATTGAATGTAGATACTATTGCAAATAAGGCTGGCACTGGCCCTGTTGGGTTGACTAAGCAGAGTGCGGCTAAAGCATTTGGGAATATAGAGTCAGGCACAACACTCGTTGAAAGTTTTAACGAAAGCGCATTTACAGATAACGGAACGGGTGATTTTACGCATAACTTTACTAATAATATGGCTAATAAAAACCATGTGACTACTGGTAATAACATGAGAAACAGCAATGGTGGGTATGGTCATACAGCCGCCTATGGTAATAGTAGTGACACATCGTCTACGTCTGGTTCAGCTAGAATGTTTTATACAAATGTTAGTAATAATGCTGAAGATATGCGTAGAACTATGGCAGTAACGCACGGAGACCTGGCATAATGGCAAGCATACTTAAAGTAGATACAATTACAGGAGTAGCCACTGCTGGGTCTATCGCTGTAACAGGTGAGGGCAACTCAACCACGACTAATCTTCAGCAGGGGTTGGGTAAGGCTTGGTGTAATTTTGATGGTAGCGGCACTGCATCTATAACAGACTCTTTTAATGTAAGCAGTTTGTCTGACGGGGGTACAGGAGATTATACTCATACTTTTACTAACTCTATGGCAAATGGCACGTACACTTTAGGCGGTGCTTGCCACGATGATGGTGGAAATTTTGGCCTTTTTGTAACCATCAAAAGTAACACTGGTTTAGCAACAGGAACGTGCAAAACGTACATTCTGAACCACTCAAATTCTGTTAGAGACCCTGATATTGGAACTTTTGCAATTCATGGAGACCTCGCATAATGGCAAGCGAACTGAGAGTAAACACCTTAAAAGATAGTGCAGGTAACAACTCTGTTGGCATGAGCTTTGTTGCAAAGGGTACTGCAAAGGCGTGGGTAAACTTCAATGGAACTGGTACTGTTGCTATCCGTGACGACAACAATGTGACAAGCATAACAGACGATGGAACAGGTCTGTATACAGTAAATTACACCAGCAATATGAGCAATGCCAATTATGCCGCTAATTTTAGCAACACCATGCAAAACTCACAAATAAACACTAACGCTAATATGACAACTTCATCTATTAGCGTTAGAACAAGAAACAATAGTTTTACTAATACAGATAGTGATACTTGTCTTGTTACGGTTCAAGGAGATTTAGCATGAGTAGAGCTGCAGACTTAGCCGCCCTGATTGTTGACGTTAACACTACAGAAGCGAAAACAGACGAGCTTACTGGCAAGACCACTGCTAGTTCTATTGCTGTAACTGGTGAAGGCGGTAGCACGACTACCAACTTGCAGCAGGGATTAGCAAAGATGTGGGCAAAATACGATGCTGGTTCAACACTAAATGATAGTTTTAATGTGGCTACATTAACAGATTCTGGAACTGGAAAATTTGATTTAGCTTTCACAAACAGCATGGGTAATGCAAATTTTTCAGGTTTAGCCGAAGGTAATAATAGTGGTTTTTTTGCTATGCCTAACAGTGAGACAACTGGGGAAAACACAACCAGTAAAATTAGAGACACTCGCAGAAACACATCTCATACGGCTTTTGATTCTACCCTTAACAGATGTATCGTACACGGAGACCTAGCATAGATGCCTTTAACCAAGCTACAGTTCAAACCTGGAGTGGTTAAAGACACAACAGCTTACTCAAACGAAGGTGGGTGGGTTGACAGTGACCTCATACGTTTTAGGTTTGGTTATCCTGAAAAAATAGGTGGGTGGGAGTCTCGTACAAACGATACAATAGTTGGTACGCCAAGAGCTTTGCACTCATGGCAGTCTCTAAATAACACGCCGTTTATTGGTATTGGTACACATCAAAAGTATTATATTGAGAGTAGCGGTAATATTTTTAATATTACTCCTATCAGAACAACTTTTATGATTCCTGCTAGACCTACAGGTAATCAGGCGACAACTTCGTTAGGAACTGTTACAGTGGAAACAGAAAACTTCCAGAGTGCGCTGCTTTCTAATGTTACAGGGCTTGTTGGAAACCTACAAATCAACTTCTATGTTACAGCTACGGCCTCTGTTGGAAATGTTACTGTAACAACTTCATAGGTGGGTCATGACTGATATTACTGTTTCCGCGTCAGGCTTATCTTCTACCAGTTCCCTTGGCACTGCTATTGGTTCAGGCAACATTAGCATTTCTGTAACAGGATTATCTTCTACTGGTTCTATAGGAACAGTTACGCTTCCTGGTGCAATAAATGTCATTGCTGTTACGGGGGTGTCTTCTGCTGGCTCCATCGGGACGGCTAGAGCACCTGGTGCAATAAATGTTTTTCCTGTTACGAGTCCTGCTTTAACTTCTTCTTTGAACACTGTTTCGGCTTCAGGCAACATTAGCATTCCTGTAACAGGTTTTTCTCTCACCCCTACAGCAGGTAATCCGCGTATTGTTACTGTAATACTGACAGGTGTTTCAGCTACCACAACACTTGGCTCGGCGGTGGCTCAAGTCGGTGTTGTTTTAGGCAGCAACCTTACTTTTTCAACTACTCAAGACAGCACAACTGTTACTGTAAGCCACTCTAATCATGGCGCGACTACAGGAGATTATATAACTATTTCTGATGCTAATTTTGGTGGTCTGTACACAACCTTAGTTGGCTTGTTAAACGGTGAGCATACTATAACTGTTATAGATGATGGATCTTATACCTTTACCATCGCTCAAGGAGCAGAAGTGTCTTTGTTAGATTCTGGCGAAGCTAACGTGGCTTATGAAATAACCCCTGGCTTAGACAATGTTGTTGGTGGGTATGGCTGGGGTGCAGGAACATGGGGCAGGAATGGCTGGAACGAACCAGCCGACACACTTGCTACAAATCAGCTACGGTTTTGGAAGCACGACAACTTTGGTGAGGATCTTGTCTTTAATATTCGTGGCGGTAGAATATATTATTGGGACGCTACAACAGGCTTTACTGAACGTGCCAGAGATATAAGTTTCTATTCTACCAGTGCGCCTATTGCTGCAAATCAAGTTCTTGTTTCAGACAGAGATCGTCATGTTATTGCTGTTGGTACAAACGCTATTGGCTCAACTGATTTAGACCCATTGCTTGTGCGCTTCAGTTCACAAGAGAATCCGTTTGATTGGACTCCCACGGCAACAAATACCGCAGGTGATTTAAGAATAGGAAATGGTTCAGAAATAGTACAGGCAGTAGAAACCCGCCGTGAGGTTCTTTTAATTACAGATAGTTCTGTGCATTCAATGCAATTTATTGGTCCTCCTTTTACTTTTGGAATTACACAGTTGTCAAATCAAACAACCATTCGCGGGGTTAACGCTGCGGTAGCTGTTGGCGATGCTGTTTTTTGGATGGGTGTAGATCGTTTCTATCTTTATGATGGTCGCGTTCAACCATTACCTTGTACGTTGAGAGACTACATCTTTGATGATTTTGATGAGCAACAGGCTAATAAAGTTTTTGCTGGATCTAATGCCGCCTTTGGTGAAGTCTTTTGGTTTTACCCTTCCAAAACAGGGTCTGGTGAAAACGACCGATATGTTGTTTACAACTACGAACAAAAAATTTGGTATCATGGAAACCTTGAAAGAACAGCCTGGCTTGATCGTGGTATAAACGACTTCCCGTTAGCTACTACCTCTGCCTCAAACACATCTTACCCAAGTAAGTTATATGATCACGAGATTGGCTCTGATGCTGACGGTGTGGCTATAGCATCATTTATAGAGTCTGCGCCGATTGACATTGGTGATGGTGATAGCTTCTTGTTTATTCGCCGCATGATACCTGATGTGAGCTTTGACAGATCTACATCTACTGCAACAAAAGAAGCAACTATAACGCTCAAGTCACAACGCTCTCCTGCAAGTGGGTTTACAACCTCAAAAGCGTTAACAGTAACCGACACAACGGAACAGAATCACACAAGGCTCAGAGGCAGATCGTTTGGGTTAAGGATAGAATCAGATAACTTGGGTGTGGCTTGGAGACTTGGTTCTCCTCGTTTGGAAATACAACAGGACGGTAAACGATGAGCAGAGACCTTGTACCGCCACAGTTTCCGTTAGCTCCTGAAGAGTACGATAGGCAGTATTTTGATGAGATGGTTCGCTCTTTGACTCAACTTGTGGTACAGTTACAAAACCCAGGTGAGTTGCGAGGCACAAAAATAACGCTTACAGACTTGCCTACATCTGCCACTGGACTTGAAACAGGGGCTTTGTATAATGATGGTGGGACGGTGAAGGTGGTGCTATGAGTATTCTAAAGAAACTAGCTCCGATAGCAGGTGGCGCAATAGGATACCTCGTTGGCGGTCCTGCGGGTAGTGCTGCATTAAACGCGGCTCTTGGATCTGGAATTGGCACGCTTCTCGCTGGTGGCGACACAGACGATGTCATAAAGAATGCTATACTTGCTGGCGGCGCGGGGGCTGGGCTTGGTGCTCTTGGCATAGGCACAGGAGCAACAGGTGTTGCAGCGCAATCGGCAGGAGCAAAAGCCGCTACTCAAGCCGCTGCCGCAAAAGCCGCAGAGGCCACTGCTGCAAAAGCCGCCGCTTCAGAGGCTGCCAAAGGTGGTCTTTTTGGTACAGGACTCAGTGCTGGTGACATCGCTATAGGGTCTAGTGTTTTAGGATTACTTGGCAAGGGTGAAGAAGAGGATATAACAGGACAGCCTGAAGGTGGTGAGTCTAGTCCTGATTATGAAGGAAAGCCCTATAAAGGCTTGTTTATAGACCCCGACACAGGAATAGCGTATGATACAATAGAAGAACTAGAGGACGCTGTAAAAGCGCGGATGACTTTAGCCTCTGGTGGTATTGTAACTCTTCAAGCAGGTGGTCTAATTGAAGGTCCAGGCACTGGAACATCGGACGATATCAAAGCAGGTATCTATCAGAATGGTAAAAAAGTACAAGAAGCAAGACTTTCAGACGAAGAGTTTGTTATGACCAAGAAGGCTGTTACAGGCGCAGGAAACGGTGACCCTAAGAAAGGTGCTAATGTCATGTATTCTTTGATGGATAAATTTGAAAGGATGGCGTGATGACAGTTACTTCAACCTCACAGTCACTTCCAAAGTATCAGGAAGAGTATTTAAAAAACCTTTTGTCCAGTGCAGAGACACTAGCAAACCAACCTACCACGATTCCTGATTATCAGGTTGCCTCAATGTCGCCTGCCCAACAACAAGCTATTCAGCTTGGCCTTGCAGGGATTGGTGCTTACCAACCCATGATGCAGGCAGGGGCTTATACTTTAGGTCAAGGTGTAGCGTCTTTGTCTCCAGAAGGCTATCAACAGTTTATGAATCCTTACATAGACCAAGTTGTTGACCAAAGTATGCAGGATTTACAGCGTCAGGCAGACATCGAGCGTCAGAGAATTGGTTCTGGTGCTATACAAAGTGGTGCTTTTGGTGGCTCTCGTCAGGCAGTAGCCGAACAAGAACTACAGCGCAATACAGCAGATGCGTTGGCAAGACAATCATCACAACTGCGTTCACAGGCGTTTGAAAGCGCACAGAACAGGGCACAGCAAGCTGGAGAGTTGTTTGGCAAGCTCGGACTCCAACAAGCCGCTCTGGGCGAATCAGCGCAGGCTGCGCAACAGCGAGACATTAGCCTGCTATCACAACTTGGTGGACAAGAGCAACAACAGCAACAAGCCGAGATTGATGCACAACGTGCCACGAGCCTTGAACGCCAATTCGAGCCGTACCAGCGTATTGGCTTTCAGTCTGACATCTTCCGTGGCGTGCCGACACAAACACAGACACTGACCTCTACAACTGCACCAAAGCCTAGCATGATATCACAGCTTGGCGGCATTGGCATGGGTATCGCGGGGCTGCAACAAGCAGGAGCGTTTGGTGAAGGTGGATTGTTTAGCAGCCTGTTTGGGAGATAGCGATGAGCATATACAACCGTAAAATGTTTAAACGGAATGCTCGTAACGCTTTGAACAGTTCGGCTGGCATAGCTCCTGTACAAAAATTTACAGGTGGTGGTCAGATTAATGTTCGTGGTCGCATCCCTGGAGCGCGACCTGTTTTTGCTTCTCAAGCGGCTCGTGTAGGCGGACCTAGCCGAAGTTTCGGTGTAGCGAGAGATGGACGCATATTTACCTTTCCAACAACTGCAAACACAATGTCAGGTGCGTTAGACCTTGGTATTGCAACAAAAGCAACAGGACTGCCGTTTAGAGATTTTGATAAACTAGATCCAAAAAGTCCAAGATATAATCCAAATGTGCAAAAAGGTGGCCTCGGCTCTTTAACCGTGCCAGAGGCAGCAAGTCTTATGGCTAGACAAGGAGGTTTTGCGGCTAGACAAAGAGCAGAGGATCGTTTTGGTAAAGGTGCTGGAATTGCTTCTGCGGCAGACGTTTTGGGTCAACTAGCTGGTGGTGCTGTAGGTGGCACTACACAAGCACTAGCTACCGCTGACACACCAGATCAAGACACTGTTGGTGGTCGCCTTGCTGGTATGACACCAAGTGAAGATTATTTAAAGAGTTTAGGCATTAACGTCATGGACGTTAGCAATCGTGCTGGATCACAGGGTGGGAGGTCAGCGCAAGACGTTGCTAACCTACAAGCGCAACAGTATCAACGTGCTGTAGACGCTGCTGACCGTAATGCAGGGGCAGTAAGACCAACTACTCCAGATAGTCCTCCTTTCACAGACCAACAAACAGAGGTTCGTGAACGAGAGGACGAAGCAGCCGCAGCCGCAGGTGAAGCCTATTATGATGAGAAGTTAGGAATCATGCGACCTGGCACTGACCCTGAGATTCAAAGGTTGTTGAACGAAGAGGCACAACGCGCACAAAACGAGGCAGCCGCCACAGAGGATCCTGACATCGAGAAGCAAGAGCGTGGTGATCTTGATCCAGAAGTTAACTTAGATGTTTCCGAAGAAGGAGGTGCTAATGATGCTGCGGCGGCAATAGACATCACACCTCCTTCTCCTCGTCCAGAAAACTTTGAACAAATAGTGGCTGCGGCAAAGAAAACTACTCCAGATGTCCCTGACAATATTTCTCCACAAGACGCAGTAGATATAGCTCGTGAAAAAGGAACTGGGTCAATCGAGGATTTAAAGTCAGAGTTTCTTTCTCTTTTGCCTAAATATGAAGAAGATAAGTCTACAATGGGTTTAAACATTGCAATGATGGGCTTTGCTATTGCTGGCGGAGAAAGCAAGAATGCGTTGACAAACATTGCCAACGGCATGAAGAAAACATTGCCAGCTTTAATTAGGTCAAAAGAAAAGAAAAAAGCATTTGAAAGAGAAACAGAACTTCTAGCGGCTAAGTATGCAATCGCTCGTACAGAAGATGATCGTAAACAAGATCGCTTAAAGAATACCTATTTTGTTACAGAAGCATTTACTGATCCCACAACGGGACAAGAGTACGAATCTGGACAAATGGTTAGGCTAAACGATAAAGCGTTTGAAATTGCCGAAAAATCAGGTCTTACAAAAAAACTTACAACAGCCACAATCATGCAGAAAAAGATGGAGGCAGATGCGAAAGCCGCCGAAGGCATGGGTTATAAAGAAATCAACGCTCTATATGACCGCGTAAGTCGTGAGTTTAAAGGGCAAAAATATGAGGTCTTAGTTCCTAGCGCATATGGTCGATCTCAAGGGATAACTGATTCAATGTTGGCAAGTGACAATGATTTGCCAACAATAACTAATCAATATGTAAATCAATTAGATAAAATTCATACTTTAGACAAGGGCATACAAACTGCCTTGGGACTTGTAGGAACAGGAGAGGCAACAGGTGGCAAGGCTGTTATAGGAAGATTGTTTGATGGCCTAAAAGGTGCAGGTTTAGCACCAACATTAAAGGCTGTTGGATTTAACGATGCAGACATTGATAAGTTAAGCACCGCAGGTCAATATGAAAGATTACATGGCGTTCTTGCTATGCAGTTAGCACCAATCCTATTGGGTGAAGCGGGTAAAACGATCTCTGATGCTGACCGTGTTCGCGTAGCTCAAGCCCTTGGCTATGAAGCTCAATTAGTAAACAATAATGCAATCATTAACTTAACAGGTGGTGCTCCTAAATTGTTTCAATCACAAGCAGATGCTGCTCAGTCTCTTCAACTAATTCAAGAAGTTCTCAGAAATCGTGCAAGAGAAACACACGGTGAATATAAAACTTTTGCTACCAGTATAGGATTGCCTTTTGAGGAACGTAAAGCTGCAGCAAATACTCAAGATGCATTAACAGCAGGAACTGGGTTCAACGTAGTGCTGGGCGATGATAATGTTTATGATTTAGTGCCAATAGGATAGTTATGGGTATCATTAAAGTTCGTACTCCATCAGGTATTAAAAATGTCCGCATAGCAGGGGACACACCAACTGACGCGGAAAAGCAAGCTATAGCACAGGCTTTTTCTAAAGAGATGGTGCCCTCTGATACGGCAGATCCAACAGATGAGCAAATTCCTTCTATCCCTACTCGTGAAATTGACTATGACACAGGGGTTCAGGACACCAGCTTCCGCTACACTTTTTCTAAAGGTGATAACGAGGCAGAGAAACGTGCTCGACTGCAATTCTTAGGTGTCCCAGAAGAGGCTATTCAGATTGACCAAGACGGAGAGTTCATCCTTGACCGAGACTTACTGCCTGAAGACGTAAAGACAAAGTACAACATCAAAGGTTCTGGTCTTTTGGCTATTGATGAGCGCAAAGGGTTTACCAAAAATGACTGGGTAGACTTTGCAGGGGAGGCAAGAGGACCTCTTATTGGTGGTATTACAGCCTCTTTGCTTGCAAGCCCTCTTGGGTTCATACCTGCTTCGTTGATTGCAGGTGGTGGCTCTGTTGCTGGTTATTTGTTTGATGAGTATCAAGAGTCTGAGGAAGGTCTTCGGCGTGAAACAGATGAAGAATTAGGTCGTGGCATACGAAACGAGTTTCTTTACGGTGCGATTGGTGAAGGCGGTGGTCGGTTGCTTACATCTCTACTGGGTCGCATATTTAAAGGTTCTGGAGCCAGCACGGCAAATGAAGCAAGAGCGTTGGCTCGTGAGGTAATTGGAGAGGGTGCTAGACCCACGGTTCGTGCGGTTAATGAATCAGCTATACTTGGAAGATTGCAGGCTATTTATGAAGGCGTGTTTCCTAATCAAGTAGCAGCAAGAAAGAACGCTGATTTTGTTGCGGATCAACTTTCTCAAGCATTAAAGCGTGGTGGTGTTTCAGGCAAAGCTGCGGACAAGGACAAACTTGTAGAGCTTATAAACCAAGATTTAGTTCGCATATATGGCAATCCTGATGATGTTGTGGCTCAAGCTAATAACAACTTAGACAAGATGGTTCAGTCTGGTCTTGATGATTTGATTGCAAAGTTTGGAGATGAGAGTGCTGCATTAGATAGTTCTCAGATAGCAAGAACAATAGATGTAGCCAAACGTATTTTTGATGAAGACGTTGACATGATGTATGGTCGTGCTCATGAACTTCTTGACAAAAAACGAATTGTCCCCACGGAATCGTTAGTTCGTAAGTTTGAGCAGCTTGTTAAAGAAAATCCCTCTTTTGATTTAGCTAACTCTGGCGTTGGTAAATTTATTTTGAAATTTAAGGGGCAAGGCAACACTTATAAAAAGGCTACGATTCAAGAGTTAACAGGCATACGAACTGCTTTGCGGGATGCTGGTTTTGACCCAAGTCTCGTAGGCACACAGAACAATAAGTTTATTGGCGAACTGTTAGGCACCATCGAAAAGTCTTATCGGCGTGCCGCTATTGAGGCTCGTGAGACTATGTTGCGTGGTCGGCGTGCAGACGGCACATTTGTCGGCAAAAAAGATCAACAAATTATTGACGGGCTAGACATGCTTGACAAAGCCAATGTGTTTTACGGCAAGGGTATCGGTCGATTCCGCAACACCAAGGCTTCTAAAATATTTAGAGACTACAAAGACGGCAACCTAGATGTCGAAGAGTTGTTTGATCCAAATGGGGTGCTTCTTGCACCAAATCGTGGAGACACGTTAAACAAGTTTTTCAAGTCAGTAGTGCCTGGAGGTAGAGAAGGTCCTGTCGCTCCAGCCTCCTTTGATGAGTTCCTGACTCGTGGTGGCATCGACCCGAAGACGATTAACGCGTTACCAGAGGATGACTATCTACGCTCTACCCTTACTCGTAAATACAACGAAACAAAAAGATTTGCGGATGAGGTGGCGGCGGCTCGTGGAGCAGGTGTTGATGTGTCCAACGCTGTACGCAATTCAATGGCAAGAAATTATCTTAGAAGAATCTCTGCTCAAAACAGGAATGTTTTTGGAACACCTAATATTTCCAAACTTGCTGAAGAAATAGATAAATTAGGTAGCACTGGAGAAGTTTTGTTTGGCAAACAATACAAGCCTCTAATGCAAGGTTTAAGGGATTTAGCGGCATCAGGAGCACAAGTTACAGACCGCGAACTTGCTTCCGTAGCAGGCATGCCAATAGCTGATCAAGTAGCCGCCATAAGAAACCTTACGAGAACAACAAACAAAAACGCTGACAACACGTTATTAAAAGGTCTTAGTCGAGCCGTATCTGACGGTGACCCAGAGAGGATTGTTGATTTAATTTTTAGAAAAAATAGTGCGGCAGCCATTAAACAAGCTGAAAGAGAACTTAGTCCAGAAGCGATGGATCAAGTTCGTCAGGCTGCAATGGAACGTATTTTAGGTCAACTTCCAGATCAAACAACGGGTGCAAAAGAGTTTGCAGATTCGGTGCTTGCAGGGGAATACTCAACACATTTAAACAAAATACTAACGACATATGGCGATGATACTATTGACGCGATGTTTGGAGAAGCTGGTCCGTTGCTTCGTAAGTTGGTAAAGCAGTCAGAACTTGTTTCTAACAAACCTATTAAAGGACTTGGTGCTTTAGCCCCCGCAACAATCGCAACCAGTTTGTCTTTGGCAGCAGTTCTGGCTTCACCTTTACACGCGGTTGGTTTATCTGTGGGGTTATATACCATGTCAAAAGGATTGCGTAATCCTTTTTTCTTAAAAATAATAAGCCGTCCTAAAGGAGTGCGGCCTGGTAGTGGTGAAGAGGTAGATCAAATTGGTCGAGCGTTAGAAATTATGTATGAAACAAGTGGACAAGCACTTGCACAACAAGTGGGCACAGGTGGTACACGAACTCGTGCTCCTATACCCGTCCCCACTGTTCAAGCTCCTGAAGAACAGCAACAAGGGACAAAATCCTTTTCGCCAACTCCCACAGATGTTTTTTCACCTATACAAGTACAACAAGGAACTCCTAATGTTGGACAACAATTTTTGCAAAGCGTTGGCGGTAATAGAAAAGTTAGCCCTTTGCTTCTTGGGTCTGATTTTGCAACACAACAGCTTGCACAGGCTCTTGGGAGAACAAAATGAACAAAGATAAACTACGCGAAGAAATCGCTGAAGATGAAGGGTGCAAATACGAGATATATTTGGACCATCTTGGTTTGCCAACTTGCGGCATAGGTCATCTAATCACTGAAACTGATAAAGAGCACGGTAAACCTGTCGGCACAGTTGTCGAACAGGATCGTGTGCAAAACCTCTTTGCGTTAGACATGGCAGTGACGATTGACGAATGCAAAGTATTGTATCCAGACTTTGATGACCTACCAGAGGAATGTCAGCACATCATTGCAAACATGATGTTCAACATGGGTCGGCCTCGGTTGAGTAAATTTAAGGGCATGAAGGCTGGCGTTGATGCCAGAGATTGGAACAAGGCCGCAGACGAAATGGTTGACTCAAAGTGGTATACGCAAGTGCCAAACCGCGCACGGCGTTTAGTAGACCGCATGAGAGCGTTGGCGGATTAGCCAACCTCCCCCCAGTTCTCTCCTAGTTCTTGGTCTACCTTGCTCGGAATCTTGAGGGGCAGACTTGTTTCCATAATCTCTGTGATTTTGGATGCTTGCTTCTCGGACTCGACATTGAAGCAAAGTTCGTCATGCACCGTAAGCAACGGCACCAGACCTTCTTCATAGCACGCCACCATAGCCTGTTTGGTTTGGTCGGCAGCTGATCCCTGGATCAATCTGTTAAGTGCCTTGTATGTAAACGCACGCCGTAACGGTTGTGGTGCATACTCTTCCTGCGCTTGCTTTAAAGGCATAGGCTTGTTGTAGCCAAACTTGCGTGGTTCCCACATGTTAAACCTGCACAGTCTTCCTAGTATCGTTCTAATCTGTCCGTTCTTCTCGGCTCTCTCTGACACCTTGTCGGCAAGCCCTTTAACAAACGGCACTTTCTCGTGATACTTCTTCAACAGGCTTGTAGCTTGGTCTGGTGTGATGTCCATCGTGTTTGCCAGCTTGCCCTTGCCCATACCGTACATGATGCCAAGATTTACCGTCTTGGCCTGCTTTCGCGTAATGTCTGCCATATCTGCCACCATCTGATGAAAGTCGGCATCGCCCTTCTTGTATTCTTCAACCACCTCATCAATAGCATAGTGCCTCTGATCATCTGGCAAGGACGCACAGTAATGCACCAAGAGCCTTGGTTCTTGGCTTGAGTAGTCAAAGCTGCCCCACCTGCATCCGTCATCTGGTACAAACAGACCACGAATCATGGACTTGATCTCTGGGTCACGCGCAGGGATTTGCTGTAGGTTTGGGTTACTGGACGAAAATCTACCTGTCACAGTTCCGCCATCATCTGACCGCAGTGG